ATGCCCGCCCCCTTGGCAAAGGCGAACATCTGCGGACTGTCGTACACGCCGCCGGAGAAAGCAGACAGGCTCGGCGAGTCGTACACGCCACCCTTGGCATTGGGAATGACTTCACTGAATCCGGTCATGGTTCCCTGGCCTAGCGCCGAGCTGCCGCCGCTGAGGAAGCTAAACGCCGAACCAAGGAAACCCGCAGCCGCCTGACGCACCTGGATGCGAATCAGATCCTCAATAATCGAGTCGGCGAAGTCCTTGAACGACGCTTTCCCTGTCTTGATGAACTGGACAATTCCATCCTCAAGGTTGTTGAACGAATTGGTGAACAGATCTTCAGTCTGGCCTGCCACATCGGCAGCGCTGTCGAGATAATTCTCAAAAGCTGCCGAGGCGCCATTACTCCAGTCAGACTGAGCAGCGTCGATCTTGGTGAAAGTGTCTTCCTGAACCTGCACCAGCTTCGCGCCATACTCCTGCCTCAAGGCAATCTGCTTTTCGAGCTCCTGTCGCTGTTTCTCGTTAGTGGCCGTGGCCAGCTCGTCACGCAGCGCCAGGATCTTGTTGTTGTTTTCCTGCTCAAGCGCCAGCCGAGATTGCGCGCGACTGGATCGCTTGTCGCCCATCCCTACCGCTGCTGCTTCTGCATCACCCTGCTGCTGAGCGATCGCTAACTGACGCTCGAGGTCGGCCTGATACTTCATAGCCTGGGACAAGCCAGTCGACGCCTGGACGGCTTGGTTAAACTGGCCGGCCAAAGCAGCGATCGCACGGCCGTACTCTTCAGTGGTGATCTTCTTCTGGGTCAGTAGCAGGTCGAGGCTCTGAGTCTGCTTTTTGAACTCATCAGCCGCCGCGCCTACTGGGTCGTAAACTTTCTTCAACTGCTGGTAAGCGGTTTCCGCCTCTTTCAATTGCTGCGTCAGTTTCGACTGTGCCGAGGTTGTATCCTTGGTTTCAGCCTTGGCGGCCTTATCGGCTTCTTTCTGTGCGTCGACCGCCTTTGCGCGCTCTCTAATCTGCTTTGCCAGATCGCTCTCGGACTTGATCTTGTTGTCCGTGATGAAGCGCTCGGCGGCCTCGGCAGCGGTCTTGTCCTTGAGGGTGGCCAACTGCTTGTCCAGCGTGTCCAGGTACGTCTGACCGGCCGAGGTAGCCTTGGCGTCAGCATCCCCGGCCGCGTCGGTTGTTTCCTTCGCGCTGTTCAGTTCCTTGGTGTACACCGAGACGCGCTCACCAGCTTTCTTGGCATTATCTGCGAGAGAGGAGTAACCGCCCGCCGCCTCACGCATGCTCCGCATGGCCTCTTGCGGGATCTTGAAACGCTTGTCTAGGTCGTCCAGCCAATCAGAAAGACCTAGGCCAGCCTTGCGCGCTTCGTCAGCCTCGCCAGAGAGACGGGTACCGACCGTGGAGCCAACCCCTCGCTTAACCGTACTGAGGAAGTCTTTGAACGACTCATCAGCGGCGGCGGCGGCTTGCTCCTGCTCGCGCATAGCGGTTACCAGCTTCGCGTTGCGCTGGTCCTTATCCAGCTCCCTGAAGGCCTTGCGCAGCTCCTCGATAGGGCGCTTCAGCTCCTCAAGGTCAGCGCCGGCCGACTGGGCGTTGCTACCCATGGTCAAGAAGGCAATCCCCGCTCCCACGGCAAGGGCAGCCAGGCCAGCCGGCCCGCCGAGTAACGTCATCAGTACGCCTGACGATGATTTCACTGCCGCCTGGGCTACGCCAAGTCGGGTGGTCGCGGCTGCCTCGGCCATGCGGGCCTGTGCGAGCTCAATCGACATGGCAGTCTGAACCGCTGTGCCCCGGGCTGCCGCAGCCTCTTTTTCTGCGCGGACTACAGCAGAGGTGGCGGCAATCTGGTCGGCCTTTGCCGCCATCAGGGCGGCTTGCGCCCGGGCATTGGTTGCGCGAGTCGCCTCAACTGTCGACCCGATGCCGTTGCCGAGGGCAGCGACGTAGCCGATAAAGCTTGCCGTCAGCTTGGTACCGATCACACCCAGCAGGATATTGACGTTATCTGCCAGGAACGCGATTGCTGTGCCCAGGGCCTCAGAGACGCCGTTATCAGTCATCCCTTGAAGCTTGTTAGTGACGCTCTCGATACCAGGGAGCAGCCCTACGACCAGCTGGCGGGTCGCGCCATCCCAAGAGTTTTCAAGGTCGTGAACCGACTTGTTCAGCTTGACCATCTGACCAATATCGAACGCCGAGATAATTGCGCCAGTTGCCTCGGCTCCGTCGCCGGCCTCTCGGAATCCGGCGCCGGCATTCTTGAGCAGCGGCACCAGGGCGGTGGCCTCGTCAGCCATCTGCTCCATGTAGCTGGTGATCTGCTGCTGGCTGGCACCGGCTTTTTCGAGCGAGGTGTAATAGAGCTGCAAGGCTTCGGGGCCGGACAGGTTCTTGAAGCTCTCCGCAGTAACGCCTACCTGAGGGGCAATCTCACGGAAGAAGTCCTGCAGCTCGCCGCCGCCGCGAGAGATGAACTCACCCACGCGGTCAGTGGTGTCTTTGTAGATATCGGCAAGCTTTTCTTGCTCGATCCCGACCGTCTTGGCGCCTACTGCCAGGCGTTGAAACTCTTCAACTGAAGCATTCGCGAGTCGCGATTGGCTCTGTACTTCTTGGGCGTAGTTGAGGGTGCTGGTTGTGAGCGCAACCAGTCCTGCAACGGCCCCTGCTGCTGCGAGACCGATTCCTGTGAAAGCCCGACTCACGCCCTCCCGCAGGGCAATCGAGTTGGCTTCGACTCGGTCGAACGCAGCGTCAACCTGCTTAAGGCTGTTATCAATCGCTCCGCTCGTCTGCGAGACCGCCGAGTCAGCTCTCGCCATCTCTTGTCGCAGCTGGGCGGTAGTCGCCTCGATCCGTACAAGCATCCCCTGAATGTCGGTGTCGGCCATGATTTCCTCGTGTCATAAAAAAGCCCGCCGAAGCGGGCTTTGCCATTGCAAGGCTTTAGATACCGTGACGCACATCATCTGCACGGACGGGAAAATAGAACCTGTACTTATCTATGAAGCTTGTTTGCAAGCTAGGGAAATACAGATAATCCATAGCCACTGGCCTCTGATCAACATAGAAGGACTTCGGGTGAAAGTAGTTCATTTCGCCGCCATCAGTTCTTTTTTGCGCTTCATAAAAGCAGCTTGCATCATGCAATTTTCCATCTGCTCTATATGAGAACTGAACAATAACAGTTACAGGCTCAAGCCATCCTTCAACGTAACTTCTGTAGTGTGGAGACGCTGGATCAGACTTCTTATCTAGATCTGGTAATGCCCCGGAAAAAATTTTTTGCACGGTTAGGTCTTTCGTATCCGGAGCACTTTCCTTGATTTGCCCTATGCACTGTTTCATCAGCCTAGATGAGGCAGCAGTATTTTTATCTACCATGAGACCCAGACCAACAAATGCAGCGAGCGCTGCGCACAGAGTTCCAAAGATAACCAGAAATACTTTCACAGTGCCGCCTCCTTGATTGAAGGGGGAACCATAGCACCTAACCTCGCCTACCTGTCAGCGCCAGTCGCAGCTTATCGGCTACCTCTGAAGGCTTGGGCTTCCCTTCCTTGCCCTCGACCTTGCCGCCCGTGGCAAACGGGTGTGTCATGCGAGCCCATTCAACCCGGGCATCCATGGCCAGAAACAGTTCAGGGAGCGGCGTGGCCCAGGCAACCTGCGGCGACCAGCCCAGCCAGCCCACGGCGACCGAGAACATCCGATCGACGTAGCTCCCGTTCTCTACGGCGCTGACGCCGTCGCCGCCGGCGGCTTTCCCGGGTCACCTCCCCTGGGGTTGTAGAGAGCGTACAAGTAAGCGGTCACGGCTGGCACCAGGTCAGCAACCCCATGTTGCCAGATCTCCTCGGCGAGCTTTTCAAGCTCCTTCGGGTCTTCCATGCCAATGCCCGCGCCGATCACGATAGCGACTGCGTCAACGCCGACGGCACGCAGCCGCTCGGAAGCACCACGAAGCCCACCAAAGCGGGCCTCAATGGTACGAACCGCCCGGAGCGTTGGCACCAGCAGAAGCGCTCTGTCGCCCAAGTTCACTTCTGTGGTTCCGTGCAAGGTCTTGCTCATCAGGCCCCCTATCAGGCAGCAGCTGCGGCTGGGATCTCCAGCACGTCGGAGTTGATGCCCATGGTGATGTTGCGCCGCACCACGTTGTCGGCGGCACCTGGTGCCACGGTGTTGTTCATCACCTTGACGCGCATGTAGAAGGTGGTCGGATTGATCACCGGAGTCGCGGTAGGATCGCCGTCGTTCAGCGTGATCTTAACGTTGTAGTCACCCTTGCTACGGTCTTTGTGCGCGGTCTTCACGGCACGCTGGCCGGCATCACCGTTGTCCAGGCCGACGGTCAGTGTCAGGTCGCCAGCGTCGGCGGTGCCCTTGTACTTCCGCACGCGGCCATCTTTCAGCGAGGTGAAGTTAACGCTGCTGAAGGTGTCACCGAACTCGCCCAGGTCCTCGATCTCGCCCACTTCAACGTAGGTGTCGGCCTTGTAGTCGGTCTCGGTGTTCGCGCCGGTCTTGCCGCCAATGAAGAAGCGGCAGCCGGCGGCTGTGTTCAAATTGTCTTCTGCGGGCATGGGTATTCCTCCAAAGCCACGTTGGATAGAAGCCGCAGGGCGGCCGGTGGGTACTTCAGTGGGTGGTGATCACACGGATGGTGACCGCTCCCTGGTAGGTGATGCCGTCAGCATCGCGCTGGGCGTCCGCTTGCTCCACCCGAACAGACACGGCCCGCCCCACTTCAAGCGGTAGCCGGCGCTCATCGAGAGCAGCGATGATCTCGCCATTAATTGCCTTCACCTCAGCCTGGCCGACCTTGTCGGACCAGACCGAGAGGTAGATCAGGCGCTGCTCACGCTTACGCCCGGAAATTGGCCGGATGTTCGTGACGATCTCCCGGTCAATCGAGATGTACGGCTTTGCCGTGTTCATGTCGGCGCCGTCGTAAATCGGGCAGCTGACTTCAGCCTTGAGCCTGGCGAAGATCGCCTTCTGTAACGCAACGGATGGATCAGTCATTCCCGGCCCCCTGGCTAGCTCGGCTCAACGTGCGCCTGACGGCCTCCTCCAGGTCGGCCAGTACGAACTCACGGTTGACCTGGATCGATGGCCTGAGCCACGGATGGGCAGGCCGGGCCGGGATATCCGGGTACTTGCCGAAGAAGTTCTTGCCGTCGGACTTGTTCTTGGTGTCGCGTTGGCGAAGCGCATTTCGCCGTCCGCGCAGCTTCGACTTGTCGCGATTGTTGGTGTGCACTCCGCCGACAGCGTCAATGTCGGCACGTTGGTACATGGTGCCGGAGTAGCCCTTCGTACCGTACTCAAGGAAACGCAGGTAGAAGTATCGCCGGCTGTCGCGCTTGCCCCTGATGCCGATCTGAGCATCCAGCCCGCTAGGGGCAACATAGGCACGCAGTGCCCCTGACGCTGCTCCAGTGTCCTTGGGTATCAGCTTCTGCATGGTCTGCAAGACGCGAGCTGCAGCCTTTTCCATGGCAGGTTTGAGCTCGTTGTCCATTGTCTTGTGGATGTTGCGGAGCGTCCGGCGAAGTTTGATGTTGCCTGTCAGCCTGGACCGGCGAGCCACGGCCCTATTCCTTGGCCTGGTCGGCCTTCGCCGGCTTCGCGCTTACCGGAGGAGTGTCAACGATTGCCACCGCCCAGCCCCGGGCAATCAAGCCCTCAGCCTCTTCTTTCTTCAGGTCGAAGATCTCGCCCTTTTCACGCTCGCCAGAGGCGCCGGTCAGCGGCCCCAATGCTTGAATTTTCATGGTTCACCTCACGGGTTAGGAACGCTGGAGCACAGCAGCCGCAGCATGTCCCGTTCGTTATTGAGTAGCGGCGCCTCAACCTTGTAGGTCACGCCCGATCGCTTATCGGTTAACCGCCAGCCAGCGGCGATGTCTGACCTTGGCCGGGTGCGGATCTCGGCACTGATCACTGCCTGCAACTGCTCGGCAACTGGAGAGACGCGGCCAGTTGGCATGGCCACCTCAGCCCAGATCTCACCCATGGCCAGCCAGCCATCATCAAAGCCGCCGGTGTCGTTCTGCGCTCTGTGGGGCTTGGCCAGCTTCAAGCGATGCCGCATGGGTCCTGCTCTCATCAGAATCGCTTCCTGTACCAGAGCAACCTTTCGACTGCCAGAGGCATGGCGGTGGCGATAGTGCCGACGGCGACAGCCTCCCGGTTGGCATACCAGTGCCCGACCAGCAGCAGGATTGCCTGCTCGACATCACGCGTCAGGCCCATCTCTTCGGGCTCTACCGGGTCGACCTCGACCAGCTTGCGGTCACAGTGCTGCTCAACGTGGGCCTTGGCCGCTTCGACGTAGCCGCCGATCAGGGCGTCTTCTTCATCGCCGTCGACCCGCAGGTGCATCTTCACGTTGGCCAAGTCGATCATTTACTTGCTCTCTTTCGGGGCCGTGGGCTTGGCTTCCTTGGGCTTGGTTACCTTCGGCTTGCCGTTGGTATCCAGCTCAACGGCCAGGCCTTTGCCCAGGAGCGTATGGGCGTACTCGTCGTCGGCGTTCTCGAATTCCTGGCCACGCTTGACCTTGGCCGAGTCGGCGCCCAGCAGTTCGGCATTGCCGACGAAACCCCACAGAGCTTTTATGTGCATACTGCCTCCAGAAATAAAGAGGCCGGCGATGTACCGGCCTTGAAGGGTGGGTTAAGCGGCGACCGGGAAGTTGCCCTTGACCAGGGCTTCCTTGCGGCGCACACCCAGGCCCAAGCGCTCCTCGACCAGCAGCGCCACTTCGTTGCGGATGAACTGGTCGTTGATCAGGCCCATCTTGAACTCGTAGGCCATGCGGTCGAACAGCGTGGTCGAGCGCGCAAAGTTCGCCACCAGGAACTCGCCGCCGGCGTCGCCATCACCCTCGTCCATGCTGTCCGAGGTGATCACCGGACGCCCCCACAGGATCGGAGTGACCAGGCCCTGCAGGTTGGCGAACAGGTAGCGGTTCTCGCCATCCTTCTGCAGCTCGATGTTCATCCAGTCGAGCTCGGTCATCACCACACCGTCGGCCGACATCAGCGACTGCTTGCGCACTTGGTAGATGGCGCGGCGGACCAGGTCGATGGCGGTATCGCTCGCCTTGCTCAGCGCAGTGTTGTAACTGGTGGCCTGGGTCATCAAGCCATTCAGGTTCTCGCCGGTACCATCACCCTTGAGGATCTGCGCCTCCTCCTCGAGCTTGAGGTCGTAGCGCAGCAGCTGCTGCAGGTAAGCGAACATCTGCGGCACGTCGGACAACACCTCATCGGTGGCAGGCATCCACACCGCGATTTTCTTCACCCGGTCTGTTTCGGTGGTGAAGGTGACGTTGCTGGTCGGTTTCAGGCCGCCCTCGGCCACCGGCTTGGCGCCACGGGTGTGCAGGTTCTCGCGGAAATAGGTGTAGCTCTGGCCGCTGACCGGGATGGCGGTCAGCAGGTCGCGGATGCGCAGCTCCTGACGCAGCCCTGGCTGGATGACCGGGTCATAGTTCGGCGCCACGATACCGGCGCTGGTGACCTTCATCTCCTTCATGCTCGCCAGGTCGGACTTGGTGACTTCAATCTTGGCCTGGCTGGAGCCCTTCTGCTGCAGGCTCTTGTAGCTGTCGTCGCCCTTCACCAGGTCGATGAAGCTCTTA